CAACTGGTACTGCCGGCACAGGTGGTACATCTGGTCTGACCGGTGTAGGTGGTACGGCAGGTACATCAGGAAGTTCTGGTTCATCTGGCACATCCGGAAGTAGTGGTAGTAGTGGCACATCAGGAAGTGGTGGTTCATCTGGTTTAACTGGTGGCGGTGGTGCTTCTGGTAGTAGTGGTACATCGGGAAGTAGTGGCTCATCTGGAAGTTCGGGTTCATCCGGTAGTGGTGGTTCATCTGGTACATCTGCAAGTGCAGGTACCGGTGGAACGGCTGGTACTGCAGGTACGAGTGGCACATCTGGAAGTAGTGGCTCATCTGGTACATCGGGAAGTGGTGGTTCATCTGGCACATCTTCAAGTGCAGGTACAGCCGGTACAGCTGGTACATCTGGAAGCAGTGGTTCATCTGGAATCTCTGGTTCTTCTGGTTCATCAGGTTCATCTGGAACTTCAGGTAGTAGTGGTTCATCTGGAAGTTCCGGTTCAAGTGGACAAGCGGGTTCATCTGGAAGTTCAGGAAGTAGTGGTTCATCCGGAAGTGGGGGCACATCTGGAACAACTGGTACATCAGGTTCATCTGGAAGTGCAGGCACATCTGGTACTAGAGGAACATCGGGAAGTGGTGGTTCGTCTGGTTCATCTGGTAGTGGTGGAACGAGTGGCACATCTGGTTCTTCTGGTAGTGGTGGAACGAGTGGCACATCTGGTAGTGGGGGCACATCTGGAACAACTGGTACCGCAGGTTCTGGAGGAACATCTGGATTATTGGCATTAACGGGTAATACTGATAATGGTGTAATCACATTAAATGGAACTGCACCAAATGGTACAGTTGAAGCAAATTTAAGATTCGATGGTACTACGTTAGCGGTAACTGGTAACGCTACAATTAGTGGTGACCTTACTGTAAGTGGTACAACAACATATATTAATACAACAACTTTAAATGTAGGTGATAATATCATTACATTAAATGCAGATATTGGAGCATCAACTACACCAACTGAAAATGCTGGTATAGAAGTTAAGAGAGGTAATGCAGCAACAAAGACATTCTATTGGGAAGAAGCAAATGATAGATGGTACGCTGAAGATGGATTGTATGTAGGTGGTAACGTAGTTCTTAGCGGAACTGTAGATACTGGACAAGGTGCAACGGAAGTTTACTTAATGAATCAAAATGTTCGTACAACGGACGCAGTGACATTTGCAACAGTTGATACCGGACAAGGAGCAAACGAATTATATGCAATGAACCAAAACGTAAGAACTACGGATGCGGTTACATTCGCAACGGTCGATACTGGTCAAGGTGCAAACGAATTATATGCAATGAACCAAAACGTAAGAACTACGGATGCGGTGACATTTGCAACCGTTGATACCGGCCAGGGAGCAAATGAATTGTATGCAATGAACCAAAACGTAAGAACAACCGATACGGTACGTTTTGGAAAAGTTGAAATAGATGGTGCATCAAATTATATAGATACTAATACAGGATATTTCAGTATTACATCAGCAGGTAATGAAATAACATTAGGTGGTACAACCGGAAATATGTACATTAACTATCGTGCGGCATTAGGTAGTACTCCAACTGGATATATTTGGAACGCTGGTAGTAGTACTTCATTTGCTACTCATACTATGGGTAGAATTGATGCGGATTCTTTATACGATAGAAATGATACAGGATATTATGTAGACCCTGCTTCAACATCAAGACAAAATGTTATTAGAGGTACTCAAATAGCAACTGGATATCATTCATTAACTTCCGGTTATTATGCCGGTGGTGCAACTCCTTCAACCGGGTATCTAATTACCACAAATATTGATTATGGCGTATTTAATATGCCTATTGTTATTATTGAAGGATATGCATATGGAAATGGTGCACCTATTCATTTACAAATTGTTTGGTACGCATATTCACCAGACCCTTCAGGATGGACAAGTGTATCTTATATAAACAAAGGTGGTTGGGATCCTGGTACCGTTTCTATTGGTAGAAATGGTAGTGGTAAAGTTTGTATTCATCTTTCAAGTAACATTTACTATGGTAGATTTAATGTAAGAGGTATTTATGACCAAGGACATTCATATTTAGAAAACTGGTCAATTACCGAAGCATCAACTTCCGGTTTATCTTTAATAAGAACTGTTGGTAGAGCAACAATGCAGACCGATATTAGTGGTACTGCTGCATCTGAAACTTTAGCAACTGTAACTAATAGAGGAAATATTTCAACTGGTGACATTTATACGCCAAATGCATCATCATATTTTAGAGCACGTTATACTGCGGGTTCTAACAACTATCATGGTTCATTTAACTGGTATCATCTTCAATTGGGTAATAATGGTGATAACTATATCATAGCAGGTAGAACTGCAACCGGCGGTAGATTAAGATTCTATGTAAATAATACATCCGATTTCACTTCAATCAATGGTACTGAAGGTATGAGATTAGATAGTGATGGTAGATTGTATTCTTATGTGGATACTCGTTCACCATTATTTTATGACCAAGATAATACGGGATATTATTTAAATCCAAACGGCACTTCCAACTTACTTTATATAACAATGCCGCATAGAGGCAATGGTACTGAAAATATTTTAGTAAATGATGGTGGTAGTGAAAACTGGAACGCAATAAACATTAGAGGTGGTGCTAATAACCATATGGGTATTGGTTATCATGGAACTTCAAGAGGTGTTTTTGGTAGAGATGGATTCTCAATTCATTTTGATGAAACTGATTCATTCCGTTTGCATACAAATGGTTGGGACACTGAATTTGAAGTTACTGGTGATGGTAGAGCATGGTTAAAAGATAGACTTGGAATTAATACAACTGATTTTTCATATACATCTTCGGATAATAGTGCAGCTGTAGGTAGTAATCCAACCGCTAATAAATTATTTATAAATGGTTCAATACAATTAATAGGTAACAACGATGCGATTGTATTCGGTAGAGGTACTTCATCATTCCTTAAAGATGAAGAACTTGCATTTGGATGGGGTGGTGGATGGTTTATGCAGGATAGTACTTGGATTCGTTCTAGAGGTTCTAAAAATGTGTATGTAGATGCATATATAAGAGCACAGGGTTCATTTAGAGTTGGTAGTGAATACTCCATTTGGGGAACGTATGGTACATATAGTGCATATATTAGTAGATTAGCATATATTTCATTGGACTGGGATGCTGCTTATGATTCGTATAGTAATCATGGTTTAGCATCAACTGACCTTAATGGAAACTTTAGTGATAGTGTATCTTTAAACTCATTTAATGATATTATTTTAAGACTTGATAGTAATAATAATAATACCAACTCTTATGTAAGATTTATGGATAATAGTGCCGGTAATGGGCAGTTTGCTTATATCGGTAGAGAAAATGGTTCATCTATAATGGAATTATATGGTGATATTTACGCAAATAGATTTTTAGATAGGAACGATAGTACATATTTCCTAAATCCGGCATCTGATAGAGATACCAGTATAAATGGATTTACTGCTAGAACTGTAGAAGGTACAAAAGGAACTTGGAAATATAATATTCCAAGATGGGCACACACATCAGATTCTAACTATTGGGTAGGTTCTATGGGATGGGGAACTACTGACTTTAATTCAGTAATGACTTGGGGTAGTGGTTTCTTTGATACTTGGTCATCTCCTGCAAATAGTCCTGGTGATGCATCACATTGGACAGGAATGCAAGCACTTCACTATACAAATGCATATAATAGTGCGTATGGATGGCAATTAGCAGGCGGTTCAACCGATTCATTATGGTTCAGAAGATTCTGGCCAAATAGTGGCGGTTGGTTTAAAGTTGCGATGTATGATAATACACATTCGGCAAGTAGAGGATTCTATGCATCTATTTACTATGATAATGATAACACAACTTATAGAGTAGACCCGAATGGTACTTCAAGATTATTAACACTTCAAGTAGATAATATAATTCAAGGTGGTGTTCAATACGCACAAAGATTGGATAACGTAGCTAGAACCGCTATAACTGTTGGTGGTAATGCTAGTACATTCTATCCAGTAATTCTTAATATTGGCGCGGGTGCAACTGTTCAACAATATGGTGAATTCGTAATTGAAAGAGGTGGATATGATGACCCAGGATACTCCGGAATTGGATTCAGTACAATGAATGCAAGATTCACTGTTAAAGCGAGTGGATGGGGATTTGGTGCAACATATGAAAATTTAGAATATTACGGAAGAACATTTAATGGAATTGCAAACTGGCAACAAATTTCGGAATCATCTCGTTTGGTGATTTGGTTAAGAGGTGCAACCGTTTATTATTTATTTAATATTGTTGGTAGTACATCGGTACATTTTGCGAATGGCAGTGGTACATCATATTCTGAAACACATGGTAGTACATATACATTCTCACCAACTTCAACGATTTCCGATAAGGCATCGTATGAAAGATGGCAAGGTGGTAACATAAAATATACCGGAATTATCTATTCGGACAGTGATGTAAGAGCACCGATATTCTCTGATATTTCAGATACAGGTTATTACATTAATGCAAATTCAACTTCTCAACTTAATAGACTACAAATCAACAATGGTTTAATAGCGGGTGGTATTGATAATGGGTCAGTAATACTTTATAGAGCATCAAATCCATTTAGTTTAGGCGGTACTGATGCTGTATTAACTTTATCCGATAGAAGTAACAATGACTGGGGATTAAGAATTGATAAGAGTGCACATGATTATGGTATGTACGTTGAAGTTTCAAATGGTGCAACTTACGGATATGCTGTTAATAATGGTGGTGGTTGGGTATATAGAGTTCATGGTAATGGATATATCTACGCACCTTATTGGTATGATATTAATGATACCGGATATTATGTAGACCCTAATGGTACATCTTCAATGGTGACGGTGTATGTGAGTGATTGGATTTATCAAAGAAGTTCAGGTGGTATGTATTGGACTCCATATTCTAGAGGTATTGCATCTCCTGAAAACGTTGGTAATCCATATGGAACTGTAGCAACTACAAATGCTAATGGTAGAAATGGTTGGAACGGATATGCTTTAGGTTCTCAAATGACATTGATGCATGACTACAATAATGGTGGTAACACTATGGGTATGCATGATACATCTTATGGTTGGATTTGGAGATGGATTAGAGATTCTTACTTTAGAGTAGATAGAGGATATAGTGAATTCGCAAATAGTGCAAGAGCTCCAATATTCTACGATTCGGATAATACTGGATACTATATTAACCCAGCTTCATTCACCGAAATTTATGGTGGATTACGAATGAGTGGTGGTCATGGTGATTCTACAATAAGAAACCGATTATTAGCATCTAATAATGGTGCTGGTACCGGTGTTGTTCAATTACAAATGTGGTGTTCTGAACCAGGTAATACTTGGGATTGGGCTGGATTTGGATATAACGTTGATAACACATATCATGATGGTTCTGGACCTTATTACTTTAGTAGACCTAATACTTCGTTTGGTCAAGCGTATTTTAGATTTAGTACATCTGGACATATGTACGTTTACAACACAAATACTTCTGGTACTCGTTATACTAATATGGAGTTCTATGCAAGTAACTGGGTATATGTAAACAACTATTTGGAAGCAGGTAACTCATTAAGAGCACCTATATTTTATGATTCAAACGATACATCTTATTATAGTAATCAAGCTAGTACAAGTATTTATAATGTAATTGGTACAAATAAGCTTCGTGCGGACACTAATAGAAACTATAATGATGGTAATGGTTGGTGGGGACATGACCCTTATGGATATGGCTGGGGATTACCGCATGGTTCATTCAGAACATTAGAAATATCAACTTCTGGTAACTTCTCTACTGAACCGGCAATGTTCCGTTTACACCAATGGGGTTCTGGTTCTCCGGAATTCTGGAAACCACAAGGTACAACACTTTATTTAAGAGAAACTCCAATTGGCGGTAATATTAAACACTCTAACTGGTTTACTCGTTTCTATGTACAAAGATACATTGAGACTGATGAATCAATGAGAGCACCGATATTCTATGATACTGATAATACTGGATACTTTACGAATCCAGCTGGACGTTCTAGGCTTTCCGAAATCGATTATGGTGATGGCTCTTATTATTGGAGAAGTGGTTCTTGGGGTTGGAGACATCAAACTCCGTCTGGATATATTGAGTTTGGACCTGCGAATACTGGACATGCTCACATTTATACCGACCGTTCAAACTTCTACTTTAACGTAAATGAATTATATGGTAATGGTTATCATGTAATAATGCATAACTTATGGTGGGGTAACACTTACTTTGGTAGTGGTGGTGATATGTATGCAACTATTTGGTATGATACAAATGATACCGGATATAGATTAGACCCGAATGGTTCTTCAAGACTTAACTTTGTTCATACAAATAACTTGTACATTAGTGCGGGTAATATGTTGTATAGTGATTCGGGTGGATGGCAAGGTGAATACAATAAATTACAATGGCACTCATCTCACGCTTATTGGCAAAGACTATCCGGTGGATACTTCATAATGAGAAGGGGTGATGGTAATGATAGAAACTATTTTAATGATAGTGGTGATATATGGATGGCTTATTTAGGATGGATGTCATCTCACTTAAACCAAAACGTAAGAACTGATGCGGGACCAACTTTTGCAGAAGTTTATAACAATGGTTGGTTTAGAAATAATAGCAATGGTACTGGACTCTATAATCAAAATAGAGGAATGCACTGGTACACTAATAATGGATATTGGAAATCAGCGGGTGGTGGATATGGATATGGTGGTATTCAATTCTATAATAACTACGAATCTGATAGTAGAGGATATGCTGGATATTGGGATGGTAGTGGTTTCGGTATGTTGAACTCATCTGGTAACTGGCAAATTCGTATTGAATATGGTAACGCTCATATGGAGTTGTATCGTATTACATATATGAACGATGCTAGACCATATATAACATACGATAGAGATAATACTGGATATTATTCTGACCCTAATGGTACTACTAATATGTACGCAATTACCGATTATACTCGTAGAGCGGCATTTATGTTAGGTAGGTCTAACACCAATCGTAGAGATATTACTGGTGATAGTAACTATTGGACAGGTACACAAGGATGGGGTACTGGATATGGTAACTGGGATAATGCTTGGTCTGGTGGATTTAATGGATGGGATATATGGGGTGGTGGAACTGCTCACCCTCAAGGCGGTGGTTATGTTCACGCTCAAGGTATCGTATCTGGTCAACACTATTCAACTTCAGATGGTGGAGCGGGATATGGTTGGATGATGGTAGGTGCAGCAGATGCAACCGCAAATAGATATTGGGCTAGAGGTAAGTGGGGCGGTGGTGTATCCGGTTGGAGAGAATTCGTAATGAGTGATTCTAACCCTGGATATTATCTGTACGCATATATTATGTATGATTCCAATAATACAGGATATTATTGTGACCCTCAATCTTATTCACAATTTAGTAGTGGTGAGTTTAACAACTATGTAAGAGTAGCTAGAATAGATTTCATTGGAACTGGAGGCAACTCTGGACAAGGTACAAACGCTTATAATATCTTCCAAGAAGGTGGTGGATGGAGTTATCCTTATCCGGATTTAAGAATCGCATATCACACAGGTCTTAAATTAGGAGCAAATGCTGGTTCTTATGAAGGAACTAGAGTTTATTCCGATTATGATATGAGTGATTTGTGTTTCACTTTAGCAGGTTCATCAAATTATTCATTTAAATATAAGTGGCAATATACGGCAACAGCTGGATATTATTCAGATTATAATGGTGCACACTGGTATCCAAACTACGCATCATCTTATGGTTCATGGAGAGCTGATGGAAGTAGGAATGGATGGTATGGTATCAGTATTGGTACCGGAAATCAACCACATTTAATGTTTGATGGTAGTGGTAATGGTGGTATGTACATTCAAGACTATGGTAGATGGACATTTTATCATTCATTAGGAAACAATTGTACTGGTTTTAATACATCATCAACATCTTCATCTTATGGTATTTATGTTGAAAAAGGAATTTACGCAACGGGTGATGTTGTTGCATATTCTGATAGAAGAAAAAAAGAAAACATTGAAACTGTTGACAATCCTTTGGATAAATTATTAAGATTAAGAGGTGTTTGGTATAACAGAATTGATGATGAAACCAAAAAAAGAAACATTGGTGTAATTGCACAGGAAGTTGATGAGGTATTACCTGAAGTAGTAACTTATGCGGAAGATGTTGATGAATATGGGGTTGCATATGGTAACTTTGCAGGTTTGTTTATTGAAGCAATTAAAGAACAAAACGAAATTATCAAAACTCAACAAAAAGAAATTGAAGAATTGAAAGAAATTGTAAACAAACTAATACTTAATAATAAAGGATAAATTATGGCAATACAAAGAAATTACGAATTACCTGGTACTGGATTAGAAGCACAAAATGCATATCATGTTGTTACCAGTGTTAGAGTTGAAAAAAGAATGGCAGATGTTCCACCGCCACCCGATACATCTAGACCGGATGGTTTAACAGCTAGAGATGAAACACCTGGTACTGAAGTTTATTGGAAAGCTGGATATGTTGGCGAAATAGCCGTTACTATTTGGAAAGACAAAGCGGCCAGAGATGCTAATGCAAAACCAATTGGATTTATTGGAACAAACCCATCGGATAATCAATACGGAGTTAGTATTGGTACTGCTGGAATGGACCATAAATGTAAATTCTTTATAGATATAACAAGTCCATTAACTGAAGTAGAACAAGCGTATAATCATTTATTAAGTACGGACTATTATAGTGGTTGTTCACAAATTTAATTCGTTATTTTAAAAACTAAATATTTATAACATATAAACAAATATATTATGGCATTACAATACACATGGAAATTAGAAGGCTTAAAAAAGCAAAATAGTGATGAACTAGATAACATTATAATTGGTACTCGTTGGAAAGTGACAGGTACTGATGCAGATGGTGTTTTTGGTGCATTTATTGGTGCAACTCCATTTAAAGCCGAAGACGTTGATGTAGATAATTTTACTGAATACGAAAGCTTGACAGAAGAACAAGTATTAGGATGGATTAAAAGTACAGTAAGCGGTTCTGCTTCAACAAATTATTGGGAGCACATTAGTGGTAGAATAGAAAAAGAGATATATGAGAAAAGATATGCTGTTAGTGATATATCTGAAAATTCTCTACCTTGGGCATCAGGATCGGTAACACCAACACCACCAACACCTTAAAATAAAAAAATTAAAAGTATAATACCCAAAGCATAGTTAATTGAAATTGTGTTTTGGGTTTTTTCATTATATTTATATGTGTATTTTTATACATTAATAAATCTACAAATTAAAACTGAAATCGGAGAAATAAAATGGCAGAAAGAATCGTATCACCTGGAGTATTTACGAGAGAAAATGACCTTTCCTTCTTAGCGCAAGGAATTGGTGAAATTGGCGGAGCATTTATAGGACCTTTTAAACAAGGACCTGCTTTCGTTCCAACAATCGTAAGAACACAATCAGAATTTGAAACAATATTCGGTACACCGGATGGAACTTTTTACACAGAGTATGCAGTTCAGAACTATTTAAGAGAAGCTGGTTCTGCTACTATTGTAAGAGTTGCCGGTACTGAAGGATATACACAAAACGCACCAGTAGGTATATTTGCCAGTGGTAGTGGTTTTGGTGATAAATTAGTTGGTGTATTATTTAATACTAAAGTTGGAGCAACGTATCAAGCGATTGACTCAACTGGTAGTATTTTAGATAATATAGCCGATAAGGGTTCATTTATTATAAAAGGAAATGAATTTGGTGGAACAACTGGTATATCAGCATCTATTCTTCCATCTGATGTGAACGATTTAAAAGATGTATTTGGCGAATCTCCATTTGGTAGTAAAAATGCATATGCTTATCTATATTTTGAAAGTAGTGCATCTCTATTCCCAACAACCGATACTTTTTCTTCAGTTTATTCTCAAATTTTACCTGACCAAGATTTTACCGATGAAGCATTATCTGCTGTAACTCCTTGGATTAAATCTCAAGTAATTAGTGGTGATAGATATGACCTTTTCCGTTTCCATACAATTGGACAAGGTGAGGTTTATAACAAAAAATATAAAGTAAGTATTTCTAATGTTAAGGCTGCCGGTGAAGATGGTTCTACGGACTATGCAACTTTCACTGTAACTTTAAGAGGATATGGTGATACTGATAGAAGAAAGAGTGTAATTGAACAATGGGGTAATGTAAATTTAGACCCATCATCTCCAAGATACATCGCTAGAGTAATTGGTGATAGATATTTCACAATTGATAACAATGGTAAAATAACTGAAAATGGTGATTACTCAAATAAATCACTTAACGTATGGGTAGAAGTTTCTGAAGCGGGTTCATTCCCTATTTCAGCAGCACCGTTTGGACATGGGGCATACACTAACCCTGTTAGAGTATCTGCGGCAACTAAAGTTCCTGCGGTAGTTTACCAAACCGGTTCAGCGGCTAACAATTCATCATCTCCAATATATTTTAGTGGATTTGATTATGAATCAGTAGGTGCTGTAACTGATAACACACAATATTTAAAACCAATACCTACAAGTGCTGGTACTGGTGCAAACGTAGCATTCGCATTTGATTCTCAATTGAGTTATCAACTGACAGGTTCTGCGGCATCGGATATGGTTAAAAGACAATTCGTTGTAGCATTCCAAGGTGGTTTTGATGGTGTAAATCCGATTGTAAGATTAGCGAAAGCTGGTGATGCAGATTGGGGAGCTGGTAACAATCAAGGATTGAATTGTACTAACTTAACATCAGCAGGTTCACAAGCATATGTTAAAGCAATAAACGCACTTTCTAATCCAGATGAATACGATATTAATTTAGTTGCAGCACCTGGTATTAATAGAGAACTTCACCCAGCGGTAACACAAAAGTTAATTGATATGTGTGAAGAAAGACAAGATTGTTTCTACATCGCTGACTTTACTGATTATCAATCTTCAATTACAACCGCAACTGAGCAAGCTAATTCAGTAGATTCAAACTATGTAGCTTGTTATTATCCTTGGTTAAAAACGATAGATGTTAATACTAATAAATTAACAACCGTTCCACCATCAGTATTATTACCTGCAGTATTTGCAAGTAGTGATAGATTGGCGGCTGAGTGGTTCGCACCTGCTGGTTTGAATAGAGGTGGTATTACCGGAGCAGTTAGTGTATTGAATAGATTAACACATTCTGAAAGAGATACTCTATATGAGAACAAAGTAAATCCAATTGCATCATTCCCTGGACAAGGTATTGTAGCATTCGGACAGAAAACATTGCAAGATAAAGCATCTGCATTAGATAGAATCAACGTAAGAAGATTACTTATCGCTGTTAAGAAGTTTATTGCATCTACATCTAGATATTTAGTATTTGAACAAAATACTGCAGAAACTAGAAGCAGATTCATTAACACTGTGAATCCTTATTTGGAATCAATTCAACAAAGACAAGGTTTATACGCTTTCAACGTTGTAATGGATGATTCAAATAACACACCGGATGTAATTGATAGAAACATATTAGCTGGAGCAATTTACTTACAGCCTACGAAGACTGCGGAATTCATCATAATTGATTTCAACATTCTTCCAACTGGAGCATCATTCTCAGCATAATAATGGAAACTACAATCAATTGATATTTATAAAAGTAAAATAAAAGGAACAAAAAATGGCAGACAATTTAATATTACCATATGAGCAGATGATATTCAGGCAGTTTGAGCCAAAAATGAAGAATCGCTACTACATGGAAATGGCAGAAGTAGGTATTCCGGCATTTATGGTTAAAACCGCAAATAGACCTGAAATTCAGTTTGAAACTGTGAAGATAGACCATATCAACACTTATAGAAAGTTAAAAGGTAAAGGTGAGTGGCAGGATTTATCCGTGACACTTTATGACCCAATTGTTCCATCTGCAGCGCAGTTGGTAATGGAATGGATACGTTTATCTCATGAATCTATTACCGGACGTGATGGATATGCAGAATTCTACAAAAAGACTATTAACTTTTATATGTTAGGTCCAGTAGGTGATAAGGTTGAACAATGGACACTTCATGGAGCGTTCATTTCTAGAGCATCTTTTGGTGATTTGGATTTTTCGTCAACAAACGAACCAGTATCAATTGAATTAACACTTACATACGATTACGCAGTTCTTGAATACTAATATTCAAAACATTATAAAAAAGAAGGGATACCAAAAGTATCCCTTTTTTATTTTCAAATTTTTTTGTTTTATGTATTTATATATACAAACTAAATAAAGTAATGTTATGAGTGAAAAAAATTATGATTTTCCAACGGAAGTATTAGACCTTCCATCAAAAGGATTAATATATCCAAAAGATAGCCCACTTGCATCGGGTAGAATTACAATCAAATATATGACAGCAAAAGAAGAAGATATACTTTCTTCTGCAAATTTGATTAAAAAAGGTATTGTTTTAGATAAATTGTTTGAATCAGTTGTTGTTGATAGCGTTAATATAAACGATATTTCAATTGGTGATAAAAACGCAATTATTTTAGCAACAAGATTGTTAGGATATGGTCCTGAATATAACGTTTCTTTTTATTCAAAAAAGAAAAATACTACTTTGGAAGCAAATATAGACCTTTCAAAGGTGAATGTTAAAGATATAGATTATTCATCTTTCAATAATAAAAATGAATTTGAATTCGTTACACCTATCGGCAAGAATAAGATAACATTTAGACTTCTTACACATGGTGATGAAAAATTGATTGATAGAGATATACAGGCTTTAGAAAAATTGAATAAAGATACTTCATTTGAAATCACTACCAGATTGAGATATATGATTAAAGCGATTGATGGTAATGCAGATTTAGGATTTATTACAAAATTTGTTAATAATTCATTTTTGGCTAAAGATAGTAAAGCATTTAGAGATTATGTTAAAAAAGTTTCTCCAGATATGGACATGGTGTTTGAATTTACACATGAAGATGGGGAATTGGAGGTGGTGCCCATTCCAATGGGCGTGACCTTTTTTTGGCCTTCCGAAGAATCATAGTGCATTACTTCATACTCAAATCTTTGATATGGTTGAGTATAGTAATGGATTTTCAATGATGGAATTATATAAAATGCCAACTTATTTAAGAATGTTCTACTACAATAAATTGGTAGAATCAAAGAAAAAGGAAGCAGAACAGGCTAAAAAAGCACAAAATAACACAGGTAGTTCAAAAGTTAGGTTTAGGTAAAGTATTTACTTATTCCTAACTTTTTCTTTTAGTAGATATTTATAGTTTGAATAAGTGTAAACAATTTAAAATGGCAAAAAAATATAAAATATCCGAATCATATATAAATGAATTTTGGGGTTTATTCACAAGTAAAAAAACACCTGAAAAACTTCAAAAAGTAATTGATAATGACCCGGTTTTAAAACAATTGCAGGCTAAAATTGATGCAATTGATGCAAAATCTAAAAACTATTTAGATACAGTAAAAAAAGATGATCCTGAAATTTACGGCTATCTTTTAAAGCATGGATTTGTAAAATAATTAATAAAGAATGGCAGAGGTTAGGAATCTTACTCCAGAAGAACTGGAAAAACAAAATAAACTACTCAGAGAGCGTGATGAAATCATGCAACGTCTTGAGGAGAGGAATAAGCGTATTGCCACAGCGGGAGCCGATGAAATAAAACGTTTAGAAAAACGAAATCAAAAAGATAAAGAGCATCTCGATAATATTGGAAATCAATTAGATGCTATAACTGAAATAACAGATAAGGTTGAGGACTATGCGGACTTTTGGAAAAAAGCAGCGGAAAAACAACAGGATTATTTAGACCTTCAAGAAGATTTTGGAACATCGTTTGCAAAATTATCACCACAGGTAAAAAATTTATTAGTTTCTCAAGAAAAGGGTGGTGGTGCATTTGCTGCAATTACCGCTAGAATTTTAGATATTAAAAAGAAAGAAATTAATGCAAGTGGTGATGAATTGGCATCATTGGAATCAAGAAGAGCAGAATTAGAAAAGATAAGACAAACACAAATTGATTCAGCAGATAGTCTTGCATTTGAAAAAGAATCATTTTTTGGTATAAGTGATGCAGCTAAACGAAGACAAGAATTTCAATCATCAATAGTTGGATTATCGGAAGAAGATAAAAAATTAGCAGAAGAAATTTTTGAAAGAAATCAATTATTACTTGCACAACAAGAAAGATATGTTGAGTTGAAATCTCAACTAAATGATATTACAAATTCATTACCGGAAGGTTTGAGTAATCTAGTATCTGGTATAACGTCATTGGTAAAAGGAATTGCAAAAGGTTTAGGTCCTGTTGTAATTATAGCAGGGTTAATATCACTTGCTATAAAGGAATTTACCGAACTAAATAGTGCAGCCAAAAAATTTAGAGAAGAAACTGGTTTAACGGCAAAGCAAACAAAGGATGTAGATAATCAGGTTAAGAGTATTAGACATGAGTTTGCGGATTTAGGTGTAGAAGCGGAAGATGTATATGAAAGTGTAAAGGCGTTAAAAAGCGAATTTGGAGACTCTATACCATTTACCAAAGGAATTGTTTCATCTTTAACTGTGATGAATAAAAACTTTGGAATTGCACAATCTGATGCAGCAGCTGTTAATATGATTTTTCAAAGTATGGCTGGATTAACTGCACAAACTGCACAAAATGTTTCCATGCAATTGGTAGACCTGGCACAAATGTCCGGTGTTGCACCATCACAATTATTTAAAGATATCGCAGAATCTGCCGAAGAGTCTTACAAATATTTTAAAGGTGATATAAATGCGTTAGGAAGAGCGGCAATAGAAGCTAGAAGATTGGGTACTAATTTAAAAAGTGTTCTAAAAACAACAGAATCTCTTTTAGATTTTGAAAACGGAATTGAAAAGGAATTAGTAGCGGCAACGTTTGTAGGTGGGCAATTTAATTTAACGCAAGCTAGAGCATTGGCATTTGCTGGTAAAACTGTAGATGCACAAAAAGAAATATTAAGGCAGGTACAAAGAACAGGTGACTTTAGGAATAAAGATGTATTCACTCAAAGAGCATTAGCCGATGCAGCCGGTATGTCTGTTGAAGAAATCAGTAAACAACTTACAATGCAAGAAAGGTTAGTTGGACTGAGTGATGAGCAAAAAAAGTTAGTAGCTGATGCAATGGATAAGGGATTAAGTCTTACGGACTTAAGTGATTCACAATTGCAGGATAAAGTTAAAGAATTAGCAGCACAAAAAGAAATAGCAGATAGTGTTACTAAAATGGAAAACGCATTCAAAGGAATAGCTGCTTCGTTGGGTACTGCTGTTGTACCATTATTGGAAGGATTAACACCGGTAATTACAATTTTAGCTGAAGGATTTGGATTCATATTTAAAGTATTAAATTATGTTCCAGGATTATTCCCAGCGATTATAGCAGGATTAGGTGCTATGTATATCATGTCTAAAAAAGTTGCAATTGCACAACAAATGGCAGCAATTGCAAAAGTATATTCTACATATGGTGCAATGCCGTTTATTGGAGTTGCATTAGCGGCAGGTGTAATTGCGGCTATGATGGCATCGATGGGTAAAGCTAAGAATGTGGGTGATATGGCAATAACTGATGGTGGAAAAACTAGAATATCGACACAAGAAGGTGGAATATTTGCCCCAAGTTCAAATGACCAAATTGCAGTTGGACCGGGTGTAGTTGATAGACTTGATAGATTAAATCAGGCCGGGAAATTGGGAGCAGCATCAGCCTTACCATTTGCAGGAGGTGTCGCCACATCACAAGCTATTGGTATCCTAGTTCAGGAAATGAAAGCATTAAGACAGGACATGAATTCCGGTAAAATAAGAACCAATACTTATCTAGATGGACAAAAAGTTACAACTGGAATTGCAGTAGCAAGTGAACAAAGTACGAGAAATAACTTCTCTTACGGACAAAGACTTTTATAATATGCCAACATTATTAGAATTATTTAAAACACAAAGAATATCGGAAGGAACTAATGCCGGAAAAACGGTAGAAGAAGCATACTCTGTCCAAAATAGTAAAGATGTTCAGATACAAACTACCAATCCAATATTACAACCACTTACTGAAAAAATAAATAAAAGAAGAAAAGATACTATACGATTAAAAGAAACTCGTTTAGAAGAAGAAACCGCAGGATTGAAAGCATTTGGTGATACTGCAAAACTTGTTCTTTATGGTGGTGATTATTTCAGAATTATCAATGGTACAACTCGTTCTAAACAATTAATGTTAAGAAGTATAGGAGCAAGTGGTGCTGGATTGGCCGATAGTCTAACCGATAAAATTGGTAGTGCGGTAGGAAATTTAGTAGGTGATAAAATTTCAAATTTATTTTTAAAAAAAGAAGATAGAGTACCACCAAAACTTGATACTAGAGCATTGGGTACTGATATATTAGCGGATGTTGCTAGTAGAACATTGGGTAGACTTTTACCAGAACCGATGATACCTTCAAAAGTTGCGGAAGAATTTGAAAAAGGTAGAGCAAAAAAAGAGCAGGATTTTATCCATGAGTATGATATTGATAAAAAAATCATACGATTAAAAAATAAAAAAGGAATACCCAAACTTATAGATGGTTTATTGAAAAATAATAAAGACATAATGGGTCAGACTAAGGATGTTTTAATGTCCACCGCCGGCACTATTGCAGGGGGATTAGTTGCTGGTGGTATTGGTAAATTGAGCAGTTTGATTTTTAATAAAAGAAAAAATAAAAAAGGTGGAAGTAATCAAACCACACAACCAACAACATCAACGGGATTCAAATGGTCATCTGACCAACCATATTCGGCAAAACGTAATATAGCAACATTAAAAAATCCGGAACCATTTGATAGAAACGATTTATCTACTGTATTTTTAGAAGCTAAAATATCAGCTTATGAATCTATTACTGGCCAACGAGTTCAGAGACCAGGAGAAGCGCCATTATCATTACAGTTTGGCCAAATTGCTCAAATTGGACCAAATCCAATTTTAGAAAGTTTGAAGTCAGAGCCTATAAAATATTCCGATTATGATAGAATTACTAAAGAAAATAGATTTAAAAAGAGAGGTATGAGTGATGGAGCAGATGCTTTGAATATTATGAACAGTATAGTTTATAGTGGACAATCTGCGACATTAGATTCTGCAGGTAATAGTGCAGATAGTTATGATTATATACCATTGAAATTCTATTCCATATACAACAATGAAACTTTACAATTTAGATGTACAATCGCAGATTTATCGGAAACATTTACTCCATCTTGGGAAACTAATAAATTTATAGGTAATCCTTTTTCTTTTTACACATATAGTGGTATTGAAAGAAGTGTGACGTTTAGTTTTAAAGTATTTTCTTTAAACTTAATGGAGCATCAATTTAATTGGGAAAGAATTAATGAATTAGCATCATACACATACCCACAGGACTATAAAGGAATAAGTGGTGCCGTTGTACCACCAATTTTAAAAATTACAATTGGTAATTTATATAAAAATAAAGAATGTTTTATTGATAGCTTATCATATACGGTTGATGAAACTACTCCTTGGGAAATTGGTATGAATAAAAAATTAACATCACCAATTGTTCCTAAACTTTTTGGTGGATTTGTATATTCGGTGGATGAAAATAATCCGGCTGATGAATATAAGTTACCGATGATTATAAATGTGGAAATTACATTGAAATTTATTGAAGGAAGAAATAATACTTCACCAAATAGTATTCTATATGGATATACTGATTTTACGCCAAAAAATATTACTACACCAGACCTAACCACAAATACATTTACAATTTAATAAAAAATAAAAATGTCAGATAGCAACAATCGCCAACCCGCAACCCCAACAGTCGTACCAAAAAAGCCGTCTGGTAATACCGTTTTGTGGCAAGCATCTGATGGGAGTATGTATATTTTAACTGAAAACAATTTTGATGCAGTTTTAAAAGCGGAATATGGTGAAAAATATAAAAGAGAAATTGCAGGATTGGTAACTAAAGAAACTTTAAACGCATTTTTATCTATAATAAAAAGTGTTCCAGGTGAAGGGGTAGCTGCAAACTTGGCTATAACCGGTGTAAAAATTTTAGCAAAAGGCGTAGTTAGTACAATTGGCGATGCGGTAGCTGGTAAAGAAATTACTCCTGGTAGTGTTTCGTATAATATTTATAGTGAACTTTTTAAGTTATCCAATTTTGCTGGGGGTGGCCCGGTAGGCGGTGAAGGGGCCATACCAAGTGCTTTAACTTCTGCATATAAATATAAAAAGTTCATTACTACCAAAGATCCTGGGTTTTCGAAAGTAGCTATTATTAAATTTGCACAAACAAAATATTCGGACGAACTAATCATAAAAGGTGAAATAGGATTTTTTTCAATAGGAAAGCGAGCGGAAAAGGCAGTTATAACATATATAAAAAACAAACTAGGTCATAAACCAGGACATAGTGAAACCGCCGGAAAAAATATCGAAGAATATGATATATCAAGTATTGCACAAAATTGGGACGGAACTGATTTGGAAAATTTTGATAGATTTATTGCACAAGGATATAATATCGGAGAGGCCACTAATTTAGTTAATAGTAGAACAAAAGGTCTTAGTTATAGTATTGACCAATTTAAAAAAAACTTTGAAGAAACTGAATATTTTTTTACCCAAGCTAGAAATAATATGGGTCAAGAAAATTATGAATTGTGGAATGCTTCTGGAAAGGCATGGAAAGCCGCATACAATGCACCAAATGCCGTTTATGCTGTTGGAGAAGTTGCAAAAGGTGCGTGGTTTGGATTGGCAGCAACTTGTGGTGAAATACTAACATTACCGGCTACATTAGGTAGCTTTTTAGAAGCTGGTATTCAAGGTATTGTTGGCAGTAGTATAAAAATTGGACAGGTTAGTGCGGATGTAGTTGATGCGTTAGGTGGAGTTAAAGGACAGGATGCAAAAGAAAAGCCAGCGGGGAAAACTCCATCACAACCCAATACAAATTCATTTGCACCGGGATATATGGGTGCACCATTTATTAGTTTTAGAAGCGTATCATCAGTTCAGGTAAGTACAACTCAAGATACGAAATTAAAAAAAGGAACTGCACAGGTACAAACAGTACAGCGAAGTGCAAATAAAACAAAACAAACCAACACAAATTTAGTTACACTCCCTGCAGGTGGAGCTTCTTTCAATTCCGGCGCGCCAATATACGGTATTAAATTTTAATAATTAAAATAATTATTTAATAGTATGAGATACAGATACAATAAAACAAAAAAGACAATCGATGGAAGAGAGGTATTTTTGCCAAAAATATATCCTAATATTCCTGAACAATTTAATGATATGTATGTTGCTACTGAAACGGGTGATAGATTGGATACTTTAGCATATCAGTTTTATAAAGACTCGAATTTGTGGTGGATAATAGCCGCGGCGAATAATATTCATAGTGCACCAATTGGATTTAAAGATGGTACTATTTTGAGAATACCAATGAATCCACAAAGTATTTTAGAACAAACAATGATATAAATATGTTTCCAATTTTTGCATCAATTAATAGAGATATACATGCCAATATAAATTCTTCTGGAAAAGGATTATCTCCGTTGGGTAACACTTCTTTAGCGTCATCCGAATTAGTACCGTTTATACGATTAATATCAGGAACAGGCGATGGGTTGATAATGGAATCCAATCCAAACTCCCCAATAATTTCAGATACCGCAACACCAACACTTGATGCAAATAAAAATGTTATAAGTGTAAAAAGTTCACCTTCAATATATGGAAACAAATATGTGAGTGGAATGTTGGGACTTAATTGGAAACTGGATCCTGTTTTTCCATTTACTACACCTTGGACCGGTGATTTGGTATTAAGACCATCGCCCATAATTACGGATTTAGAAGTAAAAGAAGGTAAAGACCAAATTTCAAGACATGCTAAAGTAGTAATTAAATGTTTTTCTCTAGCACAGGCTGAAATGGTACAAGAACATTGTATGGAACCTGGACATTCTTTATTAATTGAATATGGTTGGAATAGTGATAGGGCTCAATCTCATCTGATAGATATAAAAAATCCTAACAATACACCACTATCTTCTGACGAAATTTCTTTTCAAGCGGCAAATGAAAATTTAAATGCAGGGGTATTGAATGAAAAACGAATTAAATCGGGTGGTGATTATGATTCATTTTTTGGATTCATAGTTGGTGGTGATATGACTTCGGAAGGGGATATTTATGTTCTGACGGTTAATTTAAGGGGTATGCCTGGATTACCAACATTCTTACAATTACACCAAAATATAAACAAAATAACCGAAACAACGGATAAGGCTGGAAAGGTGACTGGAAGAAAAGTTAATAACTTACCAGAAGCTCCACCATATAGTCAGGCCGATATAGAAAATAATTCATATTCTTTGCAAAATCAAGGATTAAGAAGATGGAAATGGATGTACAATAAACTTCCCGCAACACGACAAACATTTGAAGTGCAGGGGTTAATAAATGAAATCAGTAATAACGCAAATTCAAGAGTTGGATATTGGGATTTGATTAATTTTGATTATGTTGTTTCAACTGATATATTTGATTTTGCAAACGATAATTGGTTGGATAGTTTAAAACAAACAGTAGGCCTTGAAAAAGAATTTTCAGTAAGTGGTGTTGCGATTGAAAAAGAAAGATTGGTATCTCAAAACAAATATATTCGTTTTGAAAAGGCATTGGAAATTTTAAATCGTAATAATGGATTATCAACGTATAAGGTTGGAAATAAAGAGATAACGGTTAAAATAGCAACAAATGGACATATAGGAGCCTTTCCTGGAATATTTTCTACAAAAGCATCAAAACTTTTAATACCAGGTACAATTCCTAATTTTCAAGAATACTATTTAAATGTAAATTCGGTTAATGCTAATAATGTTATAAATTCACCGTATATTGATAATTCAATTAATATATCATATCAAGTATCTAAAGCACCTGTAATTAAATCTGGATTTGTACAAAACAATTTACCGTGGAATAGTGTACCAAATCAATTATTTACGCAAAATGGTACACAAGCGGCCGCAGCATCAATTGTAACAGAAAAGATAGCTTTTGTTCAAAATTCATCAGATGGTAAAGGGTTAAGACCTGCACCAATAGACCCTAAAAATCCCCAAAAAGGAAATTATATGGGATATTATGAAAATGATGGTTATTATGGTGAGCTTGGAAATTTATATATTAATTTTAATGTATTTTCGGAAGCTTTGAAAAATTCTTCTAATAAATCGATAAGAGAAGTTTTGATGGATATGTTGAATGAAATGTCATCCGCCGTAAATTCATTTTGGAATTTTCAATTAGCCGAACAAACTGATAAAGATGGTAATATAATACTAAAAATAATAGATGAAAACTGGGCGGGCAAAAATTCATCTACTATAAGAAACTTTGCACATTCAGGAGAAAAATCAGTATTTTTGGAAGCTAATCTTTCCATAGATATACCATCTGAAATGACTAATCAAATTATTTTAAAAAGACAAGATTATATAAGTAATCCTGATTCGAAAACAATAGATGTTGGTGGAATTTTTTCTAAAAGCGCGGATAAATTTTTTAAAGGGGTTGAATTTGTAAAAAATAAAGGAGTTCAACAAAATACAGCCGGAAATACAAATAAGGGGAGTACGCCAAATGTGAACCAACAATTACAGGCATTAAAGGTACAACTTGCTACCGAAATGGGCAAATGTAAACCAAAACCATCAAATCAAAAATGGTGGCAAAAAGCATTCATCGCGTACGGTCAGGCGATGGGTGGAAAATATGAAACATTTGTTAATGCAGCGGGTGAAGATGTTTATACTAAATTTACACCATCTGCAAATCAGGCAATAGCAGCAGCGGTAAATCCAAGTTTATTTAAAGAGATTACACCGGCCGATACTCCATCTGGAAGAGCATTTGGTAAATTATTAGAAGATGTGCAGACGGCGGAAGCAACAGCGGATGACCAAAATAAAACAACAATTACTGCAAATTTAAGTAAGATTGATGTAGTTCCTAATCCGGAAAAATTTAATATTTCTCCAGATGCATTAGATATTGCAACAAAAGGGATATCATATTTTAATGATAATTTTAAAATTTATTGTTGTGATGATACGCAGCTTTTTGATATTATAAAAAATAATGCATTTGAAGATTATGGATTAAAAGAAATAAAGGCCACATCACATCCACTTCCAATTAAATATAGTTTTAAAATATTGGGTAGAAGTGGATTAAGACGTGGTGATGTTTTCAATGTATATGGTATCCCTAAAAAATATAGAGATTTTGGATTTTTTCAAATTGTAGAAATTGAACATAATTTTTCGGGAAATATGTGGACAACAAGTGTAACTGGACAATTTAGACAACAAAAGCAAAACCAATAAAATGGCAAACGATTCTCAAAATATTTATTCATATACTACATTGATATTAAAAAAGGGGGTATCATTCACGTCTCCAAGAATTGTTGCGCATATACCAACGCCGGTTGAGAATGATTATAAAACCGGATATATTGAAAGAGTTTTTATTCAAAGAGTAAATGATAAAAATTCATCTATAATTGAAATACATAAAAATAATTTAAATATTATTCAATCATCTGGATATTATAGTTTTTGTATCATTAATTGGAAAATTAAAGGTACAGAGGAAGAAATTAAAGGCGCAAATAAAAAATCAATCAAAACGGTATTTGAACAAATGCCTAGACTTTCATTATATCTTCCAAATCTTTTGCAGTTTGCAAAGACAAATTAATTTGGTAATATCAAATAAATTTCTTATATTTACATAATTATATGGGGATGCCATGGATTTGATTGCGATGAGAATGGTAGTACCACACGTAGACAGAAGTGCTAGATGTCTTTAAATCTGTACAAAACAATAACTGACGTAGAATTATCTACTTGGACCTTTGATGATGTAATGTCATTCATGGGTGCTGATTTAGCTGTAGCAGCCTAATCACCTCCCGTATCACTCATGGGGTTTAAAAAAGAAGTGAACAAAAAGGAGCTCTACCTATCGGCTCTTAAATACTGATAGGTTGGTGGAAAGCTGTACTAACCATACGGCCCCAATTATTTTGGAAAGTAGATAAGATTAAACTTTATCCTAAACGTGTGACATGCTGGTATTATGATTACTTCGTAAGACAGGGGTTCGATTCCCCTCATCTCCACCATTTTTTTAAAATCCTCAATTTACATTTGGTAATTTGGGGATTTTTTCGTATATTTGTACAAATTGTTTTTTATGGGAAGATGGCCCGAACCACCGAAAGATAAACCTACTAAATTTGAAATAACCTACAAAGATGATGATGGGGTAGAATCTGTATGGAAATATGATTTAAAAAAGTTTCCAAATGGACCGATAGAGGTTACAAACAAGTTTCCACCTCATTATGAGAAGGCGTTGAAAAAACAACAAAAGGAAGCCAAATTGGCAAAAAAACAATCAACATTAGAAAAAGCAAAAGCTGCAAATAAGAATGATAAGAGTGATAGAAAATACTGGTGAGTTGGATGAATTGACGAATATATTGGAAACCGAAGCATCCCTTTGGTATCCTATGTGGGTGGATAATGACAAACACCCACGAAACACCCATATATCCTTTATCCTGATACGAACTCTTACCGATAGGTATATTCTACCACATCAACATACTGATACTATATCCCTCTCTAAATCACAAATAGAGGGTGTCTTGAATACAAAAGGAGATAAGTGGGTTTTCCAAAAAAAGAAGCTACTACAATCGTTCTCTAATTTAAGGGAAGGGTTGAATGACATTGATACTGCTCACTTTCTTAAAACCGGAGAAACGATAGATTATTCTCAACCAATACAACATTTAGTAGCTCCCTTATTACATAAAGGTTACAAAGAAGATGTCATTCAATCCATTCCCATTCTTAAATTGTGTGAAGCCGTTGATAATGAATTTCTAAAACACCATAATCAAAAGACTAAAACTTATAATTGGTATAATGATATCTTCTTACCAATCCTTTCAGAAATCGAACAATTCGGAATTCGGGTCGATAAGGAAAAATTTATTGATAGATGGCCACAGTCTTCCAAACACATTACATCAGATGGTTTAGTGTTTACCGAATATAATCCATTTACAATAACAGGCAGACCATCCAATAGACATGCCGGTGTGAACTATGCAGCCCTCAACAAATCGGATGGGAGTAGAGATACCTTAATAGCGGATGGGATATTCTTACAAATGGACTATGATTCGTATCACCCACGTCTTATTGGTAAGTTGATTGATTTCCCACTACCACAAGGAAATGTTCACCAATGGTTAGCTGAACAATATGGATGTGATATCGCCGAAGGTAAGGGTGTAACATTCCGATTACTTTATGGTGGGATTGATGATGAGTTTCGACAAATACCATACTTTGATAAGGTTGCTGATTTTATTGATAAGTTTTGGAAAGAGAGTGTGGTGAAGGGTTATATCCAAACACCAAACCGTCAAATCCCTACAATGTGGGTGGAACAACCAAATGCACAAAAGGTATTTAACTATCTTCTACAAGCATATGAAACTGAAATGAATGTGGATAAGATGGTGAAGATATTGGATTATATAAAGGGTAGTGGAATAACTTTGGAGTTGTACACTTATGACTCGTTTCTATTTGATGTACCTGCCGATGTGGATAAGAGTTTGATTAAGGGGTTAAAGGATATAATAGAGGAAGGTGGGTTTCCAATCAAAGCGAGTTGGGGGAAAACTTACGGAAACCTCTAAATAACATATTTATACTATATACAAAAATATGCTATAATATGAGAAAATTGATGTTCCTTTTATCGTTTTTAATCGTTTCCTTAACATCGTTTGGACAATTGCCTGATGTGAGAGTGAAGAATGAAGTGTTTGATATACTTTATTCACAATCGTTAGAACAACCACTAATTATTAAGTATCGTTCAACTAATAGACCTACAAACGTTAATAGAGGTCATATGGATTTCTATAAAGAGTCTAATATAAAAACATCAGATGGTGATGATTATAAAGGAAATGTTTATGATAAAGGACATGGAGCTCCTGCAGCAACATTCTCTGATAACGAAGCGAATTTAAAACAAACATTCTCATATCTAAATTCAATAATGCAAAATCAATATCTTAATAGAGGTGAGTGGAGAATGTTGGAAGAACAAATCCGTAAATGGGATGATGTAGAACCAATCACCGTTTTAATAAAAACTTTCTTTGATACTCCGGTTAAAAGAGTACCAACTGGTGCAGCAATTCCATCACACTTACAAAAACACGTTTACTTTGAAAAACAAAAGAAATGGAAATGTTTTGTATTTCTAAATGAAAAACCAAAATACAAATGGGATGAATTAGAAATGATATGTGAAGAAGGAGACCACAAATTTTAATGAATATGAATTTATCACAATTAATTAATACAATTATTTCCGAATGGGCATACCGAGTAGATGATGGAATGCCAAACCCAAAGAACCCAACCCATTTAAAAGAGTTGGGTATTGTACTTTCTGAAATGGGTCTATCTCATATCAAAAATGATTTAGTAGAAAATCTTTTAACCGAAAAAGGAAAAACGCCAGAGAAGCATGTGGTTGAAGCGGATAAGCAGTTTAAAAATCCTATTTTAAATAAAAGTATAAAATATAAAAACGCTAAAGGTGAAGATTCCGAAGGATTGGTTGGTAACCTTTTGAGATTACCGGCTGAACACCCTGGTAGAAAAGCAGCGGAAAGATTACTACCTCCAGACGGTTCGGATGAAAGAGATACGATTAATAAAGATTTAGGTGGTGAGAATCAACCACAAAAACCAGAAGCACCAACAGATGCAACTGGAGCTGGTGAAGAACAACCACAGGAAGACCCAATAAAACAGGCAGCAGCAATGTTTGACCCAAAAGCAGACCCAGCGATGGCTGCTCGTTTGGATAAAGAAAAAGAAACTCTTGCACAAATAGCAAAAGATACAGAAGATAAAGGTGCTGAATCTGAAAAAGATGTAACTTCAGGAGTAGAAACTGATTTCAATCCGATACCTGCGGTAGATGTACAAGACGAAATTCCACAAGCGGATCCTGATACATTTGGTGGTGAATCCGATATACCAGCTGGGATTGGTGAAAAAGAATTAGAACAATTTAATACTGATATTAATAAAGTAAAACAAATTGTTGATGATGCAAAAGCTAAAGGTGAAAAAGCACCAAACATTAATCTTTGTCAAATAACTGTACCTGGTACAAACTTGTATTGTGATGATAATTTAGGAATTCCTAGAGAAGAAATGCCACAATTTAAAGGTAAAGCGATTGAAGGAAGTAGAGCAGCCAATATGCCTGTTGATGAAAATGGGGACGTAGATACTGAACCGATTTTCAAAGAAATGTTAAAGGAAAAAGGAATTAATACAGTACAAACCGAAGTTCCTGCCGATAAATTAAAAGCAACACAATCTGAATTAGTTGGTGCTAAAGTAGTGGGTATGATTGGAGCTTTAGAAGAAAATCCTAATAATGAAGGAATCACTGCACCAATTTATGTGAGTAGAGATGGATATATAATCGATGGACATCATAGATGGGCAGCGATAGCAGCTTATAACGCACAACATCCGGATGCACAAATACCAATGAAAACAACGGTATTGGATATGGATATTAAAGAAGCAATCCCAATGGCAAATAAGTTTGCAGAAGATATGGGTATTGCTGCTAAAAAAGCGGATGCTAATAAAGAAACACCATCTGACCAATTGGTAACAAAACAACCTGATGAAGTTGTTGATGGTTTAAAAAATAGAACAACATCAAACGGAGAGAAATTGGATGTAGAAACAACTCCAAATGGGTCTATGATTATTGGTATTGAACATGGTAAAGGAAATGAAAGTACCAAGGAAACAATTAATCAAGTCACATCACTTCCAAAGGATACAAAAGTAATGTTTGTAGGTGAAGGTGGAATGAGTAAAGATAGTGAAGGTAATATACAATTTAGTGGAGAACAAAAAGAGATTAGAGATGCCGTAAAAGGACACTTTGATAATGCAGAAGAAAGTAGTTGGGATGAAAATGCAGATATATCCGATGATACCTCACCAGTATTTGATGAAGTAGCAAATGCAGTAGGTGGAAGTAAATCCAAAGCTAAAGCTGCAGTATGGTCAAATATGTATGGACAGGATGGGAAAGACGCCGATATGTTACCTGAAGATTATTTAGATGATGAGGGAAAAGCATGGTTAATAGACCAAGCTAAAAAAGGTGGAAGTTCACAATTTGATGGTGATGTTGATTGGGATAACCTAACCGATGCACAACAAAAAGACCTTTATGAATTAAATTATAATGATGAAGGTAAGATGGGTGATAATGAAATTATGAAAGCACAAGAGGCTTATAATGGATTCCGTCAAAGAGAATTAGATAGAAAAATAAAAGAGGCAGAAGATGCTGGATATACAGTAATTGCACCCGTTGGTAATTCACACGTTGATGCTTATAGAAAAGGAAAGAGTGAAAAACCAACTGAAAAACTACCTGAACCTAAAGCCGCAGATGAAACACCTGGTGGAAAAATTTATAGCATAGGTGGTGGATATTATTCAGATACCCCTGGAGGCCCCGCACAATATAGAATTGTTGAGAGTATAGTGGAAGAAGTATTATTACACGGAGATGAAACACTTGCTTACTTATTGTTTGAAGCGGTAGTAACAAAAACAACTGCTAGAGGTAAAAAAGTAAAAGTACAAACTATTGACCCTAAAAAACAAAAAGCGGCAACAAAAGCAGCAAAAGCTGCCACTAGTAAAGATACAAAAGATACCGGTGAAGAAACTACTCAAGCAGTAGACCTAAAAAAGGTAGATAAAATTTTTAAAGAACTTTATGGGAAAGATGGTAAAGGTATATTGTTACAAGGTTCGGCAACTTCCGATGCTGCTTTAAAAAATGGATATACCGAAGGTGAGTGGTGGGTGGCACCAGGAAATGCAGGTTCTAACTTTAATGAAAATATGTCAAATGAAGTTGCAGTTATTTTACAAAAATATCCAAATTTGACTGAGCAAGAACTTGCAATGATTATTTTTACAAAAGTTTTTGGTACAAAATTGGGTGAGCAACAATCGGAGCCAGTAATCAAATCTAAAAATAAAATTAAAATACCAGAGGGTATTACAAAAGAGCAACAGGGATTATATAAAAACTGTGCAATTGTTGCAAGAAGTGGTAAATCAAAATATCAAAGAAGTACCGAAGGTGCAGATGAGTGCAGAAAACAGGTTGGTTTTGGAAAAACTGCAAGTGTCATAGGATATGGGGGAACATCTAAAAAAGATAATACACCTGAAAAAATTAAAACTGATAGAGATAATATGTTATCGGAAGTAGACACTAGTAAAAATTGCTACATATACGATAATGAAACTCGTAAGGTATATAAGATAGAAAAAGAAGATTTGAAAAAATGGATAATGAGTTCGGGTGGCGGAGAAAATGCGGCAGATACCGTTGTATTGACAAAAGATATTAATGGTAATCTATTATATGATGGTTGGAGTGATAAAAAAACATTAGGTGATTTACAGGCAAACGGCACATTGTACAATGATATGATACAATCTGGAATAAGAGTGGAAGAAATGATTAAGAGCGGACAGATAAGCCAGGCGGATGCGGGTAAAGCAAGAAAAATTATAGAAGATGGTGCAAACGAAATAAAATTAATTGAAAGAGGATATAGTACCATATCTAGTAATCACTCAAAATATCATTTAGGATTATCACCACAGGAATTTAAAAAAATGGAAGAATTTGTTCTAACTAATCCTGATACTAAAAAGCACTATAAAAATTGGGTTGACACAATTAATAAAGTAATATCAGCACAAGGAAAATCAGATGCAAAGAGTGTTGCGATAGCAGAAGAAATAAGTGGTGTAAAGAGAAAAAAATCTAAAGAAGAATTACAAGCAGATGCATTTGTTCAAGATACTCTTGATAAATATGGAGAAGATAACACCGCTGGTTTATTAAAAAACCCTGAAATTGAAGACAGTGTAAAACAACAGGTTAGAAAAGCATTAGATGCTGGTAAAAAAGGTAGAACTGAATATATAAATTGGTTTAATCAAACTTGGTTAGGTGATAAAAAAAATAAACAAGCAATTAAATCAGTATCTCCGTTTAAAATATTAAATAATGTACAAATAAAATCACCAAACGTTGTTACTGAAAATGAAAGAAAAGTTATAGATAGAGGAGCTACATCTGCTAGGGAAACGTTTAAGGCTGCCGGAAAGCCGATACCAAAGACAATAGATACACAAGGTGCTTTAGAAGCTATGAGAAAGAAAGCATTTGAAACTCAAAGAGGTATATTTGAAAAGTTGAGCAAAATAAAAGCCAAAACAATGAATGGTAATCCAACAAATGCGGCAGCTGCATTAGGATTCAAAGATGCGGTAGCTGCATTGCATTTAGATAAAATAGATTTACCAAAGAATGATAAGGATATCCATCAAATTCTAAAAAGAAGTACAGACCTTACTATGGAAGGAATACGAGTATCTGCAAAGACGATTAAAAATTGTTTAGGAGTTGACGATACTAAAGATTTGGAAAAAAACTTCGTTGTTGATTTTAAAACTGAAAAATTTATAAAAAATAAAGAAGGGTTTGTAACGGGTAAATCAATTGCTATATATCTGGTTGATAAAAATAATCAAAGAAAAGAAATTTCACCAAAAGTATTTAGACCAAAACAAGGACCTCAAGCAAAAACAGCAAACACCCTTGCATGGTCAGATGATATGCAAAAATGCTTTGATTCAAAAAATAAGTAAAAATACCCTTTCATTCGTTTTTTCATATTTATAGATGATATAAAAAAGAAAAGGGAAAGCGGATGAAAACACAGTTATTATGTACGTTTACAACGAAAGGTGAGTTACAAAATACATTACAATTAATAAGGGAAACTTACCATATCGTTTATAATTACATTTATATTCTCCAAAATAAGGCGAATTTAGATGAATTATTTATCACGTACAATATAGATACAGCATTCCAACCGGATACTCCGTTGGAAAATACTATTTTAATACATAGAAAAAAGGAATCTAACTCACTTTACACTATTAATGCTCTTAACGAATTAGTTAAAGAGGAGAATGGTGGGGTGTTGGATAATTCTTTTGTCATTAATTGGCAGAAATTTAAAAATTCAATCATATTAACCAATGCCGAAGGGACTAAGAAGATTCAAACAAGAGTTTTTGAAGTAATTGACTTTGGTGAAGGTAAAGAAGTTATAACTGAAGAACACAAATAATATTATTATGTTATTAAAAAAAGGTGATAACAACGAAAACGTTAAATTAATGCAGGAGAAATTAGGTATCTCTCCAGCTGTAACAAATTTTGGACCTAAAACCGAACAAGCCGTAAAAGAATTCCAAGTAAAGCATGGACTTCCTGCAGATGGTATTGTTGGTCCTAAAACATGGGAAATGATTATGGGACAAAGTGGTGTATCAATTGCACCAGTAGCACCAGCACCAATAGCACCAGTAGGTGGATTGAAATTGGATAAATTAAAAGGACATATTCCTGATGCGGTAATCGCAATGATTCCTGATACCGCAGCTAAATTCCAAATCAATACTCCATTAAGATTGGCACATTTTTTAGCACAATGTGGACACGAAAGTGGTGGATTTAGAGTAACACAAGAAAACCTAAACTATTCGGCTAAAGGATTGGCTGGTATCTTTAAGAAATATTTTCCAACTGAAGCAGCGGCAACACCATATGCTAGACAACCACAAAAGATTGCAAACAAAGTATATGCAAATCGTATGAGCAATGGTTCGGAAGCAAGTGGTGATGGCTACAAATTTAGAGGACGTGGTTATATCCAATTGACCGGTAGAGATAACTACACTCAATTCGGTAAAGCAATTGGAGAAGATATAGCAAATAATCCGGATGTAGTTAGTAGCAATTATGCATTACTTTCAGCAGCATGGTTCTGGTCTAAAAATGGATTAAATAAATTAGCAGATGGTGGTGCAACTGACCAAACTGTAACATCTATTACAAAAAGAGTAAATGGTGGAACTATTGGATTGGCAGACCGTATCAAACATTTTAAAGAATATTATCATTTATTAGCATAATAATTTGGTAGATTTATAAAAAATTCGTATATTTATATAATATAATATAAAGTAAATGGCAAACATTAGATTAAAAGAATTAGTAGAAGCTAACATAGACCCTAAATTGGTGGCTAGAAGTAAAGAGACTGGAAAGTTAGTTTATTTCAAATCACCTGAAAATAAAGCAGCGGCATTAAAAGCTGGTTCTCACACGGAACCTAAAGATAAAAAAGGTAGTGAACCTAAAGTAGATGCAAAACCAAATGATATGTTTGGTGGTGATTATGCAAAAGATAGAGGTATTGAAGTCCCTAAAGCTGACCCAATGACATCTGTTATTGCAGTAGCATCTAGAGCTCAAATGGTGCCAAAACAGGTAGCAGGTTGGGCAGATAAGAATGGTGTAGACCTTTCTAAGATATCGGATGATTTACTTTCCAATAAATTAGATGTGTTTGATTTTCGAACAGCCGTTAGTGGTCTTCCTGGTAACAAGTATGCTAAAGATATAATTGCTAAATATCCACAATCATCTGATTCTAAGGGTGTAAAATATTCACAATCAGTTAAGCAAGATACATCAGTAGATGGCCAAAGTGATGAGGAATTATACAATGCTTTGACTGATATGGGGTATGAGTTTGGTGATTATGGTAGTGAAGATTTTGATGAAGAAGGATTTGCCGATGCAGCAACACATTTGGGTTACCGATGGAATGATAAAAATAAAGTATGGTATAATAGAGATGAAATGCAAGAAAGTTCAACGAAATTAACATCAATGATTAAAAGATAAAACAAAGGGAGAAACTAAAAATTCTCCCTTTTTTATTTGGTATTGTCACAAATTTATCGTATATTTGTTACATCTTTTACCATAAAAATATAGTAGAAAAAAGATTTGGAAATATCGGAAAATTGTTGTATATTTGTATTTCTATTATATTTATTAATGTAACGGAAGTGTAGGAAAGACACTATAATCCAACCTTAAAACATAAACGTTTTAAACCTTAAACTCTTAAAACTTAAAAGAAAATGGCTATTAATTTAGACGCAATTAAGAGCAGACTTAACAAACTGCAAAACACCCAAAGAACAACTGTAGAACTTTGGAAACCAGCACCGGGAAAACACACTATTCGTTTAGTCCCTTACAAATTCAACAAAGAGAATCCTTTCATTGAATTGTACTTTCACTACAACATTAACAACAAATCTTACTTATCTCCGATGAGTTTTGGT